TGAACCTGTTGCTCTGGAAACCCATACCGAGACTCGAGCAGCATTCATTGGTTCCGGCCACGCATTTAATAATATCCGCGAAAATTATCCGAGAAAATTGTCGAAAGGCAGCAAACAAACAAAAAATAAGCAAAAGTATCCAATCCATCCAGGTTGAAGAAAATCGACGATTTGAACGAAAAGTTGTCGTCATTATCAAACATCATGGCTATGAACAAGAACTTCGTTAGTGTTACTGCCATGGAGTACGATGATGTTGTCAAGTATAGCGAGACAGCAGTGCGCCGGTCCGAATCAAGCTTGTATCGAGAGCTTGTTGGAGCGTTTGCTGGCAAACTTGCTTCTCTTCATCAGGCTCAAGAGCGTCGTGTTAAGGAGTGCCGCACGAGGAAGATCGTTGTCACTTACGCTTTGGAATCCGAGGAGGAGTTTGAGGTCAATAAGGCCTTTTCGCAGTATTCGCTTGTGTTTAAGCATGCGGATCGCGTTGGTGGTGGACTCGCGCGCACGGTCCAATTTCTCAGCAATGAGAGGTTGGTGGATAGGGTGCGAGGAAAAAACGCAGGTTTGATTGCGTACGGTATGAGCATCAACCATATGGTGGTGCACAATCGCGATTACATGCATTTGTGTGTGTCACGAGAGCAGGTACCGGTTGCGAATCAGGTTGTGCGTGACGATCGCGCTATGTGCGCTGTGCTGAATGCGGCTAACAAGCAAGGTAAGCCTTTACCTATGGTTGACGCATACAGCGCTGGAAAGATGGGTAACATCGTGTGTGGTGATCCAATCACGTGTGGTGTTCAAGCCCGTGCTGGAGTGATGAACTTGATTGACGTGGACACAAATTACCTACAAGTATGTTGTTGGATGCGTCAACACGGTGTGGAACTCAACTACATTTCCTTTGCTACTAGCAAGGGCATGGAGTTGGGGTACGATTGTGAGATTGTAGAGCTCAACGCGCGCGTTGTGAACGAAGGTGATTCGTTTCACGTTGTTTACAAGGACGCGGTCGGTATGGGCAGGACGTATAAGAGAGCGAATCATTTGTCGTTGATTGCCAAGACGTATGAACGCGTAGGCGACTACACGTTTGTCAAGGAATTCTGTGACAGGGTGATGGGTATTTCTACGTACAAGATTACAATGGCGAAGACGAATTTGCGGGTTGACGATGTGGAGTACCGATCTTGGAGTGACCCTTCTATTAGGGACTGTTACCTTGTCAATTCTTACGAGTTGAAACATCGGTTTTCTGACTACAACGACCCTCGTTCGTACAAGCTCGTGTCGTTTCCACAGCCAAAGGCTGTTGTTGATAAACTCGTCGCGTATGCGCGTAGACTGGACACTGTCCAATTTACTCCTCAAGTGTTGATGGAACGTCTTAGGACGGACATATGCACTAGTGTGCACGGTGGGTATTCGATGCAGAACAGAGTTCGTCGCATGTCTGATAGTGAGTTCGTTGGGTTGGTTTTGGCAGTTTACGCGCGTGTGTTCACAGAGAGGTTTTATAGACCTCAGGCTGATAAGTACGTGGCGGGGCAGGTCAAGACAGCAATGAATGCGGGTACTGCTAGTGCTATATCGCTGGTAGCTACGTATGCTACTATGTTGTATACGTCTGGTGTCACTGTGCGGGTAGATATGTTGTTGGCTAGGCTAAAGACATGTCTGAAGGGGTGGTTCATGAAACCATCCGCGCCGATTCCGCATATTGATGCAGTACCGCCTTTTGTCAAGTACAACGACTCCCTCAAACCCAAGTGTTGGTTTGAATCAACTACTTGGGACAAACTCATGCCTAATCCGTGGAGTGGGTTTAGTCCGTGTTTGCCTGGGTTTGGTGCTGCTGTGGAGGCCATACAAGGTCCTGGTGGGTTGATGTCGTACGACCAAACAATTGTTGACGAGCTTAAAGACGCAATGAGCGATGAATCGGGTGTGCAAACGCCCGTGAATTCTGTGGAGTGTGTCAAGTACAGTCCGATGATGGTTGATGTGGAACAGATACGTAAACCCAAATCCGACGACATAAACGTGTCGATCATTTCCAAAGCCGTGACTAGTCAGTGTGAATCATTGGTGGATTTGACTGCTATGCAGTTGAAAGAACCCAGTGTGTTCATGTCACGGCCGAAGTTTGTTGATGCGCATGCTGGTAAGGTGAAGGAACCGTTGTTTGTTATTCAACAGGCTCTGGGGAATGTTTTTCCGGGGTCAACGTTGTTGGATACATCGATGGTGAGTGCTGATGTACATTATGGTGGATTTGACATTGTGGCGCAAGCCGTCAAAGTCAAGTTGACTACAAGTAAGTTGAAACCTATGCGGCCTCAGGTTTTGTATAAACCGACCATGGCCACTCAGGTTTTGCCTAATGTCCGTCAAACTATGCCTGCAGCATTGCCTACGATTGTGAAACGAAACCTCAACACAACGTCTTCCGTTGATCCTATGTGCGCTGAACGCGCTTGGGATAGGACATGGGAGTTCATGAAGAAGGCCTATTACGTGCCTGATGTTGAGGAGAAGATACAGTCGTGGGATTACGTCGGTCCTACAGCTGAACTCGTGGCTGAGTGGGCTAGTAAGCTGGCACCTACTGCGAGAGTTCAACTGGCTAAGTTGAATTTCGATTTCGCCAATGTGGATGTTGCGCTGCAAGATTCGAAGCTTATGTTGAAGGCGAAGCGGAAGCCCAATTTGGGTCCGTCGTTTTCATCTGCTGTGAAGGCTGCGCAGAGCATTCAGTACGATGGCACGAAGAGACGTACGGCATTTTTTTCTCCACTGTTCGCTGAGAAGGTTCGTCGTGACAAGTCTGTTCTGCGTGACGATGTGATCATTATGCAGAGCAAGAGCAGCGCAGACCTAAACGAGCGGTTGGCCTGTTTCGATTGGCGACCTACAGCTGCAGGCGAGTTGAAATATCTTATGCTGGACGGCGAGATGTTCGATAAGTCACAGGTGTTGTCTACACTTGGGATGCACTGGAAGAAGTCAGAGAAGTTCAAGATCCTGCCGGAGTACGTGGAGTTACTTAGACAGAACGCGGCTTACCGTAAGGCCTCTTCTCAAGAGGCTGGTATTCAGGTGTTTTTGACACCGCAGCGTGGTTCTGGTGATTCTGATACTTTGGACGGCAATTGCGATGTGAGTCAAGCCGCGTATGCGCGGTTTATTGCCACTCATCGTGACAAGATCGAGTTTGTACTGATCATGGGTGACGATGTCACTATTGCTTTCAGGGGCGAAATTGATATTGAGTGTCTCGAGAAGGATTGCATGTCTGAGTTCAATTTGTCCGTTAAGGCTACTATTTCCAAGTACGGGAATTTTGTGAGCGGATGGTTGGTTCATCTACCTGACGGTAGTATTAAGTGGGTGACTGATCCGATCAAGCGTGCTGTGTCTTTGGGCGATAGGTCGGTGGTTGCGGATACAGATTTTGGCGAAAAGTATTTGGCTTTCAAAGATCTGTGCACCGGACTCGAAGGGTACGCTTTGCAGCAGTATTTGATACCTGCGTTGACGGAGTCGTATTCACGAGATTTGGGTTATCCCGTGTCGCGTGGTGACATTGCCGACGTGGTGCAAGGAGTTGTCTCTCTCGCTTCCAGTTACGCGGAGTATAGGAAGTGTTTTGGTGAGGGTGCTGTCAAACACAGTTACTAGTGTGATGACGAACGCTGTCGGAATGTGCGTATCATTCTGGGTTGATTACCTAAAATCAGTATACAGG